CAGTAGTTCGCCTTGAAGTTGTCGTTCGACATTTGAGCCAGCACTTAAGAGTCGGGCCCAAGAGCCAGCCCATTCTCCCATGTACCATTCCTGGCCATAGGCAGTTCGAGCAGTAGCTGACATGCTCGATGGGTCCGCCGCATTTTGGTTTGGGGCGGAAACCGGCTTCAACGATGGACTGAACGATGGCTCGCTGAAGTTTGGGCGGGGCGTAGGCAAGACTATCGTCGCCATGGAACGCGCCCCACGCGAAGTCTTCGGGGGTCCAACCTCCACGGAGGCAGCCAACAGCAAACATTGCCGCATTAGCCATGGTATTGGCGAATGTAGTGTTAGGCATGCCCGTAGCCAACTTTGGAGACGTATCGCACTCCCAACCATACCTTGTGACAATGCGCATAGGTTTGAGCTGATCATCGAATCTGTCCAGAATCGGCTGCGCCAATCCGTGAGACGCAAGGACATCGTGGAGGAAGTTGAAACTGCCGTACGTCTTAGGAGTTGGCACTGCTGAGCCGCTGTGATGCATATCGCACGAAGTGAGGTCGTTAGCCATTCTGTAGCCATCTCCATACCTTTCCTCGCAATAGGTAAAATCTTCTGAAACGTCTTCGGCCAGCATACCGATTTCGTAACACATGCCGGGCCAGCGGGTGGGAGTTTCCCTAACTTCATAAGCCTCTTGTGTTTGCGCTTCAGTTTTCGTTTTAGAGCCGTCGGGGTCAAGGGCCTGGTCTGCGAGACCTGTTCTCCTTCTACTGTCATACTGTTCCGGATGGTCTGATTGGAGTTTGCAGGCTTCAGAAACCGAGCGAATAGGTGGCCCAAGAATGGCTTTGGTTCGTTCATCACAGGTAGCGATGAAACGGGGCTTGACCTCATCGGAGGAGTGGGGTCCTGAAGGGCCGGCAGCTGGCATATTGGTGACGCAGGGATCACTGTTGCGGCTGCTGCAGGGCCACAAGTGCGGCGCGTAGTTGGCTGGGGGCGATTTAGGCTCCGCACATACTCCGTATATCTCCCGATCCGAGAGGCCAATTGCACCGACTTGTCCGCTAGAGTCTGACACCAACTTTTGATTTCCAATGGAGTCTGGATTAGCGCAGTCCCAACCAAGCGCGCCTCGCGCAAGACGCACTTCATCGTACTTGGAC